GTCGTTCTCCAGGCCAGTGTCCTCGAAGCTGCCGCTCAGGTCGCTGGTGACGAGCACCAGGTCGCCGTCGGTGATGCTTGCGGGGGCTTCGCCCAGTTTGCGGCGGATCATAACGCCGCCGGTAGTCTGAAGCACCTGGCCGTCGACCGTAGTCGTGGCCGGAACGCTCCAGACGAGTGTGGCCTTGCCGTCTCCGATCCTGACGCTCTTGCTGGTCAGGTTAGAGGGAGGCAGGCCGGTGATCTGGTTTTTCTTGATGCCTGCCAGCACTTCGTCGACTGTGTACTGGGCACCTGTGAAGTCTGCCATGTGGTTAGTCCTCCTTTATGTTTTGGGTGTAGGACTCCGTGATCGACTTGCTGCCGTTGCCGTCAGTAGTCTCGAACGCGGCGGTCTTCGTGTAGTAGTAGTTGCCGTCTGCGGGAGTGATGACCGTGACGATGCTGCTGGTGTTGCCCTCTGCGTCCTTCTGGAAGGTCGTCAGGGCCGTCACCTGGGCGCCCTCGTCGGTCTCCAGGATCCCTTCAGTCTCGCCGGCTGCGTTTTTGGTGATGGTGGTTACTTTGGAGCAGAGGCCGTACTTGTCCAGGAAGATCGTCTCGGTCAGAGCGTCGATCTGGTTCTGGAGCGCTCCGGCCACGTCTCCGGCCAGCTTGTCCTTGATACTCTGGAACCAGAGATCGAAGTCGGACTCGGCGGTCTGCTCGAAGGTTGTCAGCGTGTCCACGATGTCCTGGCACATCTCCAGGTACTGCTCACGGCTCAGCTGGTAGTCGGCCTCGGTCTTGCTGACGAACTCAGTGTAGAACTGATCGAGCTGGTCGAAGAAGGTGCTGGTGTCCAGATGGTCGATCAGCTGCGTGATGAAGCCGCAGACCGCGCTGTCCAGTCTGGTGTCGGTGATGTTAGCCTGGGTCACTGCTGTCGCGTTGGCGCTCACCAGGACCGTCGCCAGGCCCAGCTCGAAGTAGTCGCCGGCTGCGGGCTGGACGATCTCCGGAGCGGCCGGAGTATTGGCCACGGTGCCGGTCTTGACGACCAGCTCGCAGAGTCTGTCCGCGAAGTTGCAGCGGAGAACGATGCGGTCGATGCGGCTGTACTGTGTCGGGGCCGCAGCCAGGGTCAGTCGGTTCTCGGCGTCATCGTAGGCGAAGGCGCCCTTGATCATACCGAAGCCGGGCCGGACGGTGACGTTCAGACCTTCCGCAGCTACGACCTGGAAGCAGTCGCTGGGGGACGCCAGGACGCCGTTGCTGACCAGTTTGGAAAAGAGAAGACGGAACAGATCAGAGGTCTCAGCTCGGTCGAAAATGGGCATACCCTCCGAGTCTGTGCCGATGATCTCGCTGTCAAAATATCCGTATCGCATTAGGTTGTTTCCCTCCTTATGATTTTTGTGAGTGAGGTGGACTCGTCATTGCCGAAGGTGATGTTGAGCGTCGCCTTGCTGCCTTCGTAGACCTCCTGGATCTCGGTGATCCGCTTCACGGTCTCGATGCCGACGTCCTGGTTCTGATAGGTGCAGAGATCTCCCAGGTCGAAGTCTTCCATGTAGACGAGGTTGGCGCTGGCGTCGATGTCACTGTTGACGACCTCCACCTGAGCGTATTCGTCCAGCTTCTCCAGACCGCGCTGCCGGAGCAGGGCGGCGTACTGGGTGTCGGAGTAGGTGCGCTCTGTGCCGCTGCTGTCCTTGTAGGTCTTCTGCAGGTCTCGTGCATCCACGAAGATCTCCCGGCGCTCCTGGGTGGCGTCAGTTCTGGCGTCCACCTCCACAATGACACGATCAGCGTCCTCGCCCTCTCCGGCCACATAGGCGAAGTTGGCGGCAGTGCTGGCGTCGCGGTCGTAGACGACGTTCTTGACGTTGTAGAACGCATTGGAGAAGGTCGCCGGGCTGTTCACTTCCTGGTCGTCGGTGCGATCCAGGCCAGCCCAGACCTCGAACGTGAGGATGTTCTCCTCGAAGTCGAAGACAAGGCGGTGGCTCAGCTCCTGGGTGCGTTCCAGCTCGTACATCTTGTCGCCGATCTGGTCGCCGGTGCTTTGCAGCGTAGTGGACGAGCCCAGACCGGAGAGCGCTCCCAGCCGGATCTGAGGGAAAACACGGTCGCCATCGCTGGGGCTGATGAAGTACGTCGTCACCAGGGCCCTGCTGATCTCCTCCGGCGTGCCGGTGATATTGGCAGCGGGAACGGTGACGCGGTTGTTGAACAGGGCCTCGCTGAAGTAGCCCTTGCAGTAGGCTGTGCGGGCGCCCTTGCTGGTCTGTGTGTAGTTGACCTCCCGGATGACGCCCAGCTCCTGCCGGTCGTGCCGGAAGATATAGCGGCCCGAGTTCAGCAGCGGGAAGTATTCCACGGCTGTGTGGATCTCGAACACGCCCGGCTCATAGTAACGCCGGTTCCAGATCAGTGAGCGGTAGATGGAGAACTCGCCGAGCAGTTCGAAGCTGGCGTCTAATACTGAAATTCGCATAATTTACACCCCCAGATATTTGGGCGTGTAGTAGAGGTTGACGTCCAGATTGACGTAGTTCTCGTCGGCTGCATATTCCAGATAGTTGTCGCCCACGTCCAGCTGGAAGGGGTTGCTGGCCCTGTCCACTCGCTGGTAGCAGTTCACGCCGTTGAGCTCGACGACCTGGTGCCGCTCGTTGGTGTCGATGACCAGGACGTCGCCCATCTCCATGTCCACCTTCACCCTCATAAAGTTGGATGTTCCGACCTTGGCGATCTTCGGGTTCTTTACCGGGCCACGAGTGGCCACGAACTTGATGATCACACCGGTCTGAACGTCGCCGTCGTTGGCCAGAGCCACCTCCTGGCGGAGCGTTCTGTAGGCCATGGCCATGCCGCCCAGGGCGAGCCCTGTGTAGGGCTTAGGCACGCCCAGGACCTTCTGGCTGGTGACTCTCCACGGGAACGCGAACAGGGCGGTGAAGGCTGCCATGTTCTTGCCGAAGTTGTCCGTGTTGAGCATATACGGATCCGGGCAGAGGAGGTCGACCACGATCTTCAGGCGGCTGTTGAGGTTGGCCTGCTCTTTGAAGCTCCAGCCCTCCAGCTCGTACTCGATGTTGCGGCTGACGCCCATGTTGGTGATCAGCGCCTTGCCGGTGTACTTTGGGTTGAAGAACTTGATCACCTTCTGCCGGTTCTCCGCGTTGTTTTTCAGATCCCGGAAGGCCGCCTCGATGTGGATCGGGCGGGCCTGGATCTTCTTGCCGTCGACTGTTACGCCGTCGACGAGGGCATTGTCTGACGTGCTCAGGGAGATGTCGGACGACTCCAGTCCGGAGACCTTTGTGATGTCCAGATCGGAGCCGGGCCCCATGGTGAGGGTCCGGCCGTTGCAGGTGAGCACGATCTTCAGGGTTAATTTATTCATTTCACACCTCCGACCAGCTTTCTGACAGCTTCGCGCTGTGCTTTGTTTACCTCGGACGGGCTGGCGACCGGAACGTGGTACTCATTGTTCTGCTCCACGCGGTTGTCGTAGTAGACTGTGGTGCCGACGCCGGCGGTCCTCAGACCGGCAGCGTGAGAAGCCCCGAGGGCCATCTGAGAGGTGGAGGCCGCCAGCTCGGCACGCATGGCACCGACGAGCTCTCCGGCTCTTGCCTTCAGGTTTTGCAGCGTCTCAGGCATGGACTTGTCGATGCCTTCGCCGATGCCGGGCATGATCCAGCGGCCGACCTCGTCGCGGAACTCACGAGAAGGCGATCCGATGTCGAGGGCGTTCTTCGCAGCTTGCAGCAGGCTCTGGGCCAGGTCTGCGACTTTATTGGTCAGCCAGGACCATCCTGCGCTGATGCCGTTCCAGAGGCCCTGGACGATGTCAGAGCCGACGGAGACCATGAGGCTCGGCAGTGTACGGACGCCATCGAGGACAGCGTTGACGAGGCCTGTGGCTGCCGCCTGGCCCTTCTGCACGAGCTGGATCGTCCACTGGTTCAGCTTGTTGGCCGTATTAACCAGCCAGACCCAGACCTTCTCGGGGAGCTGCTGCACCCACTGGATGACAGTCTGGACCATGGTGTTCATCGCCGTGCCGGCTGCGGTCGCCATATTGGCGCCCCACTCGCCGATCCGGGCCACCATGTCAGAGCCCCAGGTGGTGATGCTGTCCAGGGTGGACTGGAACAGCTGGTTGACCGCGTCGGGCATGGTCTCCAGACCGTTCAGCAGGCCCTGGATGATGTAGTTGCCCTGCTCCGCCATGACGGTGCTCGGGCTGTTGATACCCAGGAAGCTCTTGATGCCGCCCAGGATGTTGCTGCCCAGCTGGCAGGCTGCGTCCCATACTGCGGACGCGCCAGCGGCCAGGCCGTTGACGATGCCGTTAATGATCTCCGGCACGGCTGCGCCGATGTCAGCGATCAGCTGAGGGACGGCTGCGGTGATCTGACCCCATACTTCCTGGGCGCTTGCCAGGACCTGCGGGCCCGCTGCGATCAGGCCGTTGATGATGGCCGTGATGATCTGGGGCAGTGCGGCCACGATCTGGGGCACGATGACCGGGATGGCCTCGATCAGAGCCAGCAGGAGCGTGATGCCCGCCTGCACGATCTGAGGCGCTGCTGCGACCAGCGTGGAGACTGTGGACTCGATGATCTGAGGCAGCGCTGCGATCAGCGCGTCGATCACGGTCGGGAGCGCGTCCACCAGAGCCAGCAGGAGCGTGATGCCTGCCTGGAGGATCTGAGGAGCTGCCGCCACCAGGAAGCTCACCACGGAGTTGATGATCTCCGGCAGTGCTGCGACCAGAACAGGCAGCGCGGCGAGCAGACCGTCAGCCAGGCCGATGATCAGCTGGAGCGCACACTCCAGGAGAGCCGGCAGCTGGTCGATCAGCGTGGTCACGGTGTAGGCGATCAGCTCGACGAGAGCCGGCAGAAGCACCGGCAGCATGGAGCTGATACCGTTGACGATGCCGGTGAAAATGTCCACCAGGCAGCCCAGGAAAGAGCCCAGGCCGTCGCTGCTGATGAAGTCCGTGATCTTCTGCACGACGTCCTCAGCAGCCGCCACAAAGTCGAAGGCCGTGACAGCGTCCCGGGCCTGCTCCAGAATACTCTGGCCAGCAGAGAGGACTGCGGGCACGATGGCAGCAGCCAGACCCGGGATCTGGGAAACGATGGCACCGGCCAGAGCCGGCAGCGTCTCAGCGAAGCGCGGGATGATCTCGGCCAGGTTCTTGACGATGTTGTCCGCCGCCGTTGCGAAGGCGTCGGCCAGCTGATCAGCATCGCCGGAGCCGTTCATGAAGTTATCCCAGGCGGCCTTCGCCGCTGCCATGGATCCCTCCAGCGTCTCGGAGGCTTCCTTGGCTGTGGTGCCGGTGATCCCCATTTCTTCCTGGATCACATGGATCGCCTGGTAGACGTCGTTCAGGTTGTTGATGTCATACTTGACGCCCGTCAGCTTCTGAGCATCGGCCAGCAGTCGCTCCATCTCGGTCTTCGTGCCGCCGTAGCCCAGCTTCAGGTTGTCCAGCATGGTGTAGTTCTGTTTTGCGAAGCCCTGGTACGCGTTCTGGATCATATCCATGGACGTGCCCATCTTGTTCGCATTGTCGACCATGTCGATGATGGCCATGTCCGCCACCTTGGCGGCTTCCTCGGTGTTACCTCCGAGGGACTGGAGCAGGGACGCCGAGAAGCTCGTGACCGTGCTCATGTAGTCGTTGGCAGACATTCCTGCCGTCTGGTAGGCGCGATCCGCTGCGGCGATGACTGCGTCCGCAGTGTCGCCGAACAGCGTCTCGACGCCGCCCACGTTCTGTTCGAGAGCGCCCACACTGCTGAGGGCCGTCTTCCCGAGGTTGACCAGGCTATCGACTGCCCTGGTCATCATCTGGCCGCTGAACACGCCCAGCGCCTGCTGTGCGATGCCTGCGACCTTGCCCATCCCCGACTGTAGACCGCCGGAGTCCAGGCTTGTGTCAAATTTTAGGGTTCCATCTGATGCCATGACCTTACCTCGCTACCATTCAAGAGTGCGGCAGGGTTGCCGCCGTTCATAAGTAGGTTGTTTAGGTCACTTTCGAGCTGCTGACGGTCAGCCGACTGAGGGAGAGCGTAGATGCGCTTCATCTTCTCATAGTGCTGCCGCTGCTCCTTGGACATCTTGGCCGGGATCTTCATCGTGCGGTAGCCGATGATCTTGACCAGCTGCGTGTCTTCGGGTAGCGATCTAAAGAGCGCTCGGAACTGCCACCAGTGGAGGGGGCGCCGCGCCAGATCCAGGCCGTAGGCCTGCATGAACGCGGAAAAAATATAGTCAGCGTCGTGCTCGTAGGAAAAAGGCGGTTCATCGTTGACGGTGTCGTCTGCGGACTTGCCCGTCGTCTCTGCGGGCTCCACGCCGCAGCGGTAAAACCAGACCATCTTGCTGATCGCCTCGTCGAGCACATCAGGGTCAAAGATGACGCCGGGGAAGTATAGCTGGAGCGCGGTCTGGATCTTCTCCAGATCATCGAGCTCAGGATCTTGCAGCACTTCCTCGAACAGTATGCCTGTCCGGAAGTGCGTGCTGATCGGGACCAGCTGGCCCGCGATCTCTACCTCCTCCGGCAGCCCGTCGATCAGCAGGTTCAGCGCTTTTTACCCTTGCCGTGCTTCTGAGAGACGAACTGCGCGGTCTGCATATTACGGACGGCGTTCTGCTGGCGCTGGGTGTAGCGGTTGGTGAGGTCGTTGAGAGCCTTGCGCTCACCAGCGGCCCACTCGCTGACCTTCTCGATGGCCATGAGGTGATCCATGACGTTCATCTTGCCGCCGAACAGCTTGACAGCTGTGCCGGCGCCGAAGATCTCGTCGAAGCAGGTGTTGACGACTTCGCACTGGGCGCGGTAATTGGCCGCAGCAGTCGGGAAGCTCTGACGCTTCGCCTCCAGAGCAGAGTCGCGCATTTTAACCATGGCCGTCTCGAACTTCTCCATGAAGTCGGCGTCCATCAGATCGCCTTCGAGCTTGACGTTGTTAATAATCAATTCCATTATTTTGTTTTCCTCCATTGGTCGGCGCTATAAAAAGAGCACCAGCAGGCTGCACCGTTTGGCCTGCTGGTGCCTGGTCGCTCACTGCCTGATCAGGCCAGTCGCGCGGAGCCAGTTGTTGCGTTGCTTAGGACTGAGCCGCAGCTGCTGCGGTGTCGTACTTGCCCTTGAAGTCGCCGGCGGTGAACTTCTTGGCCACGGTGTCGAACTTGCCCAGGACGGGATCGCCGACGGCGTGCAGAGTGCCGGTGACGCTGATCTTCTCGCCGCCGGCGCCAGAGTTTTCGCTGACCTCGTTGGCCACGGTAAACTGGCGGGCGGTGTATTCGGCGGAAGTCTCAGAGGGCTCGCCGACGGGGTTGAACAGCTCCACGCGGACATACTTCAGCTGGGCGTCGCTGCCAGTGGCGTGATCGCGGCCCATCTTCCAGAGCTTGTAGATCGCCTTCTGGGAAGGGATCAGGCGGGACTCGTAGGCGAACTCGGTCTCGTAGCTGGTGATGTCAGTGGATGCAGTGACCTCGTTGATGTAGGTCTCGCTGTCGGTCTGTGCGTTGGGGCTCTCGTCCAGAGTGGTGAAGCCGGTGCCCATGAGCTCGAAGGCGCCGTCGATCTCGGCATAGTCCGCGATGGCGTTGCGAAGCAGGGCAGCACGGCTCTCGTCAAAGAGCTGAAGATCAAACTTTTTCATGTGCTTATGCCTCCTTGTGATAAATGAGTTCTAACTGGATCTGATAGCGTGCGTTCCTCATGGACTCGTCGAACATATAGCCAGACGAGAGCACGCTGAGCTGTTCCGGGTGCATACCCTCCGGCAGCTCCGGGAAATTGCCGGCCGCCTCCTGAGCCTCGACCCAGTTGGCGAAGTCCTCGTAGAAGGTGCTGTTGGCAATGTTCTGGAGCCGGTCCATGCTGTAATACTCCCGGCTGCCGAAGTTGAACTGGTAACGCCGGTCGGAGCTGCCGTCAATGTACGTCTCGATGATGGGGTTGAAGATCCCCGTCTCGATGGTGTACTCCTGCGGCTTATCTCCCAGGGCGTCGACGCGGAACACTCCGGCGCTGAGGAGAGGGCAGTCCCTGAAATAGTTGGCGACGCCCTCGATGATTGACTTGACCATGTTGGGCCTCCTTTACTTTCCGTTGACCAGTCTCAGGATCTGCGCTCTGTGTGCGGTTTTCATTCTCTCGAACCACATACCGCCGCGCCTGGAGTCGTAGCTCCGGGTCTGGCTGGTGTTGTAATACTGCTTGCGGGCGTATGGTGCGATGTACTGCACCTCGCCGGAGCCGATGACAGTGCCCAGCGTGCCGGATCGCTCCAGGGCGCCGGTGCGCTTAGGGACCATCGGAGCGCAGAGCCTGAGCACTTCGCTGTCGATGATCTCCTGCTTTCTGCTGAGCACTTCGTTCATTCTCGGGGCGCAGCCGGCGTTCCAGATCAGCTGGGCCTTGCCGTTCTTTCCCTGGATGATGACGCCCCTGGGGTTGGTGATGGGCTTAAACGCCATTTTACTCGCCTCCGATCCGCCAGTGCTTCACGGCGGCCGAGCCTCTGATGGTGTTGTCAGCGTACTCCTTGACGTGGATCAGCTGGCTGTGAGCTGCGAGCTCCTCCAGCGCTCCGGCGTCAATGGGATCCGCCAGCGCGGTCTCCATCGGCACGACGTAGTCGCCCGTCTGAAGTGTCCAGCAGCCAGCAGCGGCCGCGTCGTCCATGCGGGCATACTCGGCCTCGGAGACGTAGCCCCGGCCGTTCTGGACCGTTGCGTTGGCCGGGATCCGCAGCTTGTAGGCGAGGCTCTGGGAATGAGCTCCGTCCGTGGAGTGGCCGGAGCTCTTATTTTCCAGAAACGACGCGCTGCGGATGCAGGTCGGGAAGTAGACCTCTCGACGGTCTGCACTCAGTCGCTTATTAAAGACTGTGATCGCTGTCTGAACATACACGGCCGCAGCCTCCCTTCAGGACCCGACTCAGCCATCCGGTCGGCAGCAGGTAGACGCGGACGGCCTCGTAGATCTTCTTCCGGAGAAGTTCCTCAGCCGTCTGGCCATCCTGGCCTTCCGTGATGTAGGTCACGGAGTAGCCGTCGTTGGTCTCGCTTTTCACACCTGCCGCCTGGTTGCCGTTTGCACTGGCCTGGGTATTGTGATAATGGACGACCTCCGCCGCAGCGCAGACCGCGAGCTTCACGCGGTTGTCCTCTTTGGCGAAGATGTCCCCGTTGATATAGGTCAGGTAGCCGATGACCGCCTCCGCCTTGGCCTCGGCCTTTTTGAAGTCAGCCTCCGGGAGCAGGCCCCCGAAGGTCTGACTGTAGTATTCATGGGAGACGTACATCAGGCTGTACCTCCTTCACTTAGGCGCCGGCAGGAGTCAGCACTGCGAAGGGGAAGCGCTTCGCCTTGTCCTTGGCCATAGCGTTGACAGGGTTGGGGATCTCCCAGCCCAGACGCATTACGGCACGGAGAGCGACCATGTCGTTCTGCATCAGGTTGTAGGCGATGGTGCCGTCAGTGTTCTGCACGACGCCCTCGGTGAACAGCTTGAAGGTGATGTCCTGGCGGATGGAGTACACCAGCTGAGAGAAGTCGCCGGAGATCATGTGAGCCATGGTCTTGTCGAAGGCACCATTGCGAGGGAACTGGATGGCAGAGCCGTCCAGGGTGTAGTTGCCAGCCTGCTGCATGGAGTTCAGGAACAGAGGACGCTCGTTGCCGTCCTTCAGGCCGCGCAGCTTAGCACGCATACCGATGTCGGCCACATGGCCGGACACGAAGTAGCCGGACTCCTCCACCTTGGAGATGGTGCCGCCTTCGCCGAGCAGGTCAGTGTAGAGATCAGCGGAGATCTGCTTCACTGCGCCGGCAGCAGTAGCGGAAGGCACCAGACCATCGCGCCAGGTTGCGGGCTTGTCAGTGCCGAACAGAATGGCGGCGTCAATGACCTGGCCGAAGGCCTCCTGGATACGAGGACGGACCTCGCCCCAGATGTCGTAGTCGGCGTCGTCCAGAACAGCCTCGGGGATGGGAACGATGACCGCGATCTCCTCGGCGATGATGGTCTTCTTGTCCCATGCCTGCTTGGTGGTCTTCTTCTGACCGGTGTCGCCGTTCACGAAGTAGGCGATAGGCAGAGCATCCAGAACAGGGAGACGAGTCTGGGCTGCGGTCATGTTAGCCAGACGGCGGCCCATGGAGAGGACAGCGGACTGGGCGATAGCGCCCTGGATGATTTCCGCAGCACGCTCCTCGGGGATCAGGGACTCGGCGCCGGATCTGTCGATGATCTGGGCGTCAGTCTCAAACAGCTGAAGATTAAAGAACTTTTTCATGTGGTTATACCTCCATAATTTTGTGAGTTATCTCCGCGCCGCTCTGCGGATGGCGTCGTTGATGAAGGAGTTGCTCTTGGTATCAGAGCCACCTGCACCGGAGCCGTCCGTGCCGGTCTTCACGCGGTAGGATCCGCCGCCGGCAGTGGTAAAGCGCGGGTTGTCTTTCAGGAACTTAGTGACGGCCTTGTCGAAGTCCAGCTTGCTGTCCTCCTTCATGAGAGCCTGGGCCTTGAACATGACATAGTCAGCGTCCTCGTCGCGGACTCCCTTCTGGCGGAGTGTCTGGGCGTTCTTCAGAGCGTCACGCTCTGCGCGAGCTTCGTCGCGCTCTCTTGTGATGGCGTCCACGTTGGGCTTCTGCGCTGCCTGCTGGGCCTTGTAGTCCGCGATGGCCTGGTTGATCTGCTCCTCGCTCAGACCCTGCTGCTGGAAGTAGGAAGCGAGAGCGGCCCTCTCAGCACGAGAGGCTCTGGCGTTTGCGATCTCCTCGGCCTGCTGGAAGCTGTAGCTGGGGCCAGCGTTGCCGCCATTGTTCCCGGCGTTTCCTGCCTGGCCGCCGTTGCCAGATCCGGCGTTGCCGCCCTGGCCATTGCCAGCGCCGCCCTGGCCGCCGTCGTCCAGGAGCTGAAGGTTGAAAAACTTGTGCATTGTTATTCCTCCGTTTTTGTGATGAGTCGTGATCATTCCCGCCGCATTTAGGGAGCGGCGTCTGCCCATAATAAAAGCACCTTGCGGCGCTTAAACTATTGTGATATTTCCGTAGCTGCCCTGGATCCCGTAGATCCCCAGCAGCCAGGTGTCGATCAGGGCCTTGCCGATGTCGTTCAGCCGGTCCCACTTGATCTGCACGTTGCCGGGCTCGGTGACGGCCTCGATCTGGAGGCCGGCGATCTCCCGCAGCCCCTCGATCAGTGTCAGCGTGACCGAAGACACGGCCGCGCAGATGATGTTATTGCCAGGAGGTGCGCCAGCAGGCCGCTCAGCGTGCCCTGTGACGCTCAGACTGTTCTCGTCGACGTGGATGTTGATCATGTGCTTCCTCCTCTCTGAGCGGCGTCCTGGTCGGCTCTGCGGCGCTTCTCGGCTCGTTCCTGAGCCTTGGCGATCTGCTCAGCCTGCCAGCGGGCGTAGACCTGCGGGCTCGGTGAGATCCTGCCAGTGGTGCGGCCGGTATAGACGCGCTCCATCTGCTCCTCCAGGCCCATCGCAGCGGAGAAGCTGCGGTACTGCTCCAGCTGGGCCTGGTACTTACACTGGGCGATGGTGATGTCTTCCTTGTCAGCTCCGGCAGTGCGGAGGAGATGCACCTGCTCACGCCTGGCCCTCATGGCCGTCTCCATCTGTCTCTGCTTCTGGGTGGCCTCGTAGGCGTTGTACTCCTTACCCCGGAAGCTGCGCGGGATAGCCTCCCTGCGGTTCTGCTCCTCCAGCCACTCGTCTGTGTAGAGGCGCTCGCTGATGCCAGGGATGAAGGGGTAGTAGGTGTGCCGGCAGTTCCAGCCCAGCAGGCCCGGACCGGTGCCCAGGCCGCACTTGGTCGTCAGCTGCTCCTTGGTGTAGACCTTGCCCTGCCATGCTGCGTGCTCCGGTCTGGCGCCTCCGTGCCATGTGACCTCGAAGTAGTTGGTCCCCAGACGCTGGGCGTTCAGATCTGTGACGTGCTGCGTCAGCTGGCCGAAGCCGGTGAGCAGCGCACGCCGGGCAGCCACGTCCACGCGATTGTGCCAGCCGCTGGCGTAGTCCACGCCGTAGTCGCTGCCGCCATCGCTGAAGGCGTGGTCAGTCCGGAGCCCGGAGGCCGTCATCTGACTGACCAGGCGCCGGACCAGTGTGTTGTAGTCGTAGGCGCCGTTGGCCATGCCGGTGATGGCGTCGTCCAGGTAGTGGTTGTAGACGTCAGACAGCGGCGTGAAGATCTTCCGGCCGCTGCCGTTCTCCAGCATGAAGCCGGTGCTCTTGGTGATGTTGTAGAGCTCCTCGGTGGATTGCTTCACCAGGGCGTCGGTGATCTGCTGGAGCTCAGGGTTCAGCTCGTAGGGGATGAACTCCTTGCCGATCTGCTCGTAGAGCGACCGGTCGCGGGTGTATTCCCGCTCGATGACCTCAGCGTAGAGCCTGCGGACTTCTTCCTCGTTTCCGCCCACGGCTCTCCGGATCAGGTCCTCGATGTCCTGGGTGCTGTTGCCCAGGATGACCAGGCGCTGGATCTGCCAGTCGGCGGCGTCGGTGATCCTGCCGGCCTTCTGGATCCTGCGGATGATGTCGTCCATGATCGACATCTCCAGCGCTCTGTATTTCGCCTCGACTCCGGCGGCGAGTAGGTTCTGATAGCTCTCGTCCATCGGGTTACATCATGACGGCAGCGGACTGATCCGGCAGCTTTCCAGCTGCGACCTCCTCAGTCTCACCGTACCACTTGGCGCGGTACTCCGGCAGACCCATGGCGCCCATGGCGACGTCCTTGCGGTCCTCAGCTCGCTCGGTCTGCTTGTCCTCGATGATGGAGTCGTCGAAGTCGATCACGATGTCGGTGTTCTCCACCAGGCCGGACACGTTGGCGGTCACGCCCAGGCGGATGATCGTGCGGATCAGATCGGTGAGAGCGTCCCGGAGAATGATCTCGTGCTTGCGGATCGTGCGGTACATATCGGAGTTCTCGCTGATGACCTGGGTGGCCGTTGCGACTGAGCCGCGCTCGAAGCGGTAATACTGGGTGCCGAAGCCGCACTTGAAGCTCAGCAGGTTCAGATCGTTGTTGATGGCGGTCTCGTGCTCCTCGATCCGCAGCTCCATGTTGACCTCGCGCATGGCTTCCTTGGTGTTCTTGAAGTAGTCCTCCGGCAGCGTGTAGAAGACGCTGTCGTCCGGATCAAATACCTGGGAGCCGTTGGCGTCGGTCAGCATCTCAGGCGCCACGAAGACGCGCTTGCGGCCGAGGGTGAACTCGTTGGCGTAGCTGTCGTACTCCAGGTCGATCTTGGCCAGGACGTCGATGCTGTTGGCAAAGAGGGCCACGCCCATCGGGTTCGTGTCGTCCTCGTCGACGTTGTTGGCGATGTTCAGCTTGTCGATGATGAACTGGGGCCGATTGGAGCCGGTCTCGACTGTGGTGGCCAGACCCTCGAAGTGCGGGATCTTGTTCCACTCCTCGGGGGTCAGCTCACGGCCAGCGCCAGAGCTGCACTCCACGACGGTGTTCTCGATGACGTACTGATAGCCCAGATCCTCGCCGTTCTCACCGACCAGAGGCGCCAGCTTGTGGTGCTGGAAGTTGGCGTACTTCTTGCGCTTGTAGGTCTTCGGGAAGACGAAGATGCACTCCGTGATCCTGGAGTTCTCCCAGGCAGTCGGGAAGATGTTCCTGGCCACCACATAGTCCAGCTTGACGTCGGCGCTGATGATGCGGCCCTGATCGTCCAGCTCTGTGTTGGTCAGGTAGGGCACATAGGCCACGGTGCCGCAGGCGGCCTTGCGCTCCTGGTACTCGTTGCCCTGCACGGTGAAGTTCGCAGCATCGAGGACGCTGCGGACGTACTTGGCAGTGGTCTCGTCCTTGATGGTGATGGTGACGCGCTCGTTCAGCAGCAGGTCGCTGATGTCCTCGCAGATCTTCTTGGCCATGCCGAGGCTCTTGCGGTGGCAGCGCTCATACTGCCCGGAGCCATGGTAGACGCGGAACTGGTGGAACTTTCTCACGTTCGACCTGTACCAGCTGTCCCACATGGCGATCTTGCTATAGAAGGAGCTGTCGATGGTGTCGATGCCCTTCTTCTTGAAATACTCGAAAATATTCATTTTATGACTCCTTCCGGCTCCTCCTCTTTATCCCTGACGGGTAGGTAGTGCTTTACTTTCGACCACATTCCCATGACCAGGTAGCGGATCGCGTCCATGGCGTGGTCGTCTTGTTTGACCGGCACCTCTCGGCCCTTCTCGATACTGTCCTTGTCGTACTCATACAGACCGAACTCCCGGACGGCGTTCTCCTGGTCTGGTGAGACGGTCAGCAGCTTGAAGGTGAGGAGCTTCTGCACGCGGGAGATCCCCAGCGCCACCTCGTTCTCGGCGTCACGGATCAGCACGGTGTAGCCGGTGCCTCGTGTGGCTCGTTTGATTTCCTCCATCAGACCGCGAGCCGACGGGTCAATGAAGGTATAAAAATAGCTGCACGAGTAGGTCTCATGCAGCTCGTCCAGGAACTTGACGAAGTCCTTGGCGTATTCGCTCGGGCTTTTCTGCGTGCCGGACTCCCGGCCGCTGTGGTAATACTCGGCCAGACCTTCCAGCCGGCGCTTGGACTCATTCAGGCCCGCAGCCTGGAAGGTGGTGGCGTTCTGCTGGCCATAGTCCACGCCGACGCCGATGATCCGGTAGGCCTCGGCCTCCGGTCGTGCGATGGCAGCGTCGCCGAACATATAGTAGATCAATTCGTCGACGCCGATGGAGAGCCCCAGCCAGAGCCAGCGCCACTGCCGCTCGTCGACTTCCCGGAGGATCTCGGCGGACTCGATCAGCTTGGCGCCCAGCCACTCCGGAGGCACGTCCCGGTAGTCCACATGGACGTGGATGCAGTCCGGGCGCTTCTCCATCTTCCGGCACCAGGTAACGACCGGCGCGTTCGGGTTCTTCGGCGGGTTGTAGAGGTAGAGCATCTGGAAGCCCTCGGCGTTGCCTCTGATGAAGGTCGCCTCGATGTTCTGGAGCTCGTCCTCGCCCTCACCATCCGTGAAGAACTCGCTGACCTCGTCCAGCAGGACCAGCTTGATCGGCTTGTTCTCGTCGATGATGCCCTTGGTGTCGTCGATGCTGTCGGATCCGGTGAAGTAGATGGTGTTCCCGTTGGCCTTGTAGGTGATTTCCATGGGGCTGATGGTGATCTTGAACAGCCGCTCGTCGAGGCCCAGCCTCTTGATGGCTCTCTTGATCTCCTTGTAGACCGTCTTCCGGAGCTTGTTGTGCCGCTTGCGGATGACCACGGCAGAGCAGTCCTCCTCGTTAACGATCTTATACACGACCTCGATGGCAGCCTCCGAGGATTTGGTGCCGGCGCGGCCAGAGGTCAGGATCTTGTGAGTGTGGTCCCGGTCGTTAAAGACTGGCCAGAACTTCCGGATGATCAGGTCACTGATGCGGATCGTTCGTGTCATTGATGATCACCACTTTCTCGATCTGATCCGCGCCGTCGTTAATCTTAGCCTTTAGGGCTTGCAGCCGGACCTTCTGCTCCTCGGTGGCAGCTTCCCAGTCATTATGCAGCATCTCGTCGTACTGCTTGATCAGGCCCCGGAGCGTGTCCATGGCTCTCGCCTGGGCCTTCATGAAATTGGCCTGCTTGTCCCAGGCCTGCTGCACCTCCCACTTCTCGCCCCAGGACTCGGCGCCGCTGCGGTCCTCGATCTTCTCGATGGTCTTGTCCTCGGCGTCCTTGACGTAGGCGATGCGCTGCGCTCGGAGGATGGCCGTGTAGGAGAAGCGGATCTGGTCCCAGAGCAGATCCAGCGGATCGGCGTCCTGGATTTCTCCGAAGATCTCCATCGTCTCCTCCGGGAGATACTTGGAATAGAAGCCGAACTTCTCGGCCCTCTTGTTGCCCTTCGGCGCCGCCCGGTTCCTGTTGCCAGGCTGGCCGCCTCGTTTGCGAGCGTTCGGTTTTTCAGGTTCCGAGCGCTCGCTATCCCATTTATAGGTGCACTTCCATCGTCGGACGGTTCCCTCCGGGATGTCCAGCTTCCGTGCAATTTCGATTAGTTTGAGGCCCTGCTGGTACAATGCAAGGGCCTCGTTTACTTTCGAGTTCCTTGCCTTGGGCATGGTCTCGCCGCCTCCTTATTCGGTGTTTTGAAAAGAAAGAGAGCAGGCCGCCTGTGCCTGCTCTCACAATTCCACGATAGCATTATACCATGGATCTCTTTGCAATGTGTGCTGACTTTTCAGAAGTCGTTCAGCAGCTCGTCCTCGGCCTCCTGGATGCGCTTGGTGGCCGTCTCGAAGTATTGGTCGCCCAGCTCGATGCCGATGAAGTTCCGGCCCTCCTGGACACAAGCGACGCCCGTGCTGCCGGATCCCATGAAACAGTCCACCACGGTCCCCCCCCCTTGGACAGATCTGGATCAGGGCCTTCAGGAGCTCCACGGGCTTCTCTGTCTGGTGGTGCTTCTGCTTTGTGTTGACGCCGTTGATGTGGTAGATGCCAGGCATGGCCTTGACGCCCTTGGCGGCCTTCCAGTCCACTTCTTTCCGACCGTTGGTGCCCCAGACGATGTACTCGCAGTCGTTACGGAAGCGGCCGGGAATGTTTCGGCTGATGCCCTTGTCCCAGACGATGATCCCGCGCCATACCCAGCCGGCCATCTGGATCGCGTCCGTCATGGCCGGAAGGTTTCGCCAGTCAATGAAGGCGGCGATGGTGCCGCCCTCTTTGGTCAGCTCTCTGAGTTCCATGCTGACATGGGTCATAAACTGGATGAAGCTGTGCTGGTCCATGTTGTCACCGGAGAAACTGGGGAAGCGTGCCGCGCCATTGAAGTCCGAGTCGGTGTACTTGACGCGGGTGTCCTGCTTGCGGTCGCCGGCGAACAAGCCGCCGCTGGAATACGGGGGATCTATCAGAACGAGATCCGCGCAGCCAGGGTCCAGACCTCTCAGCAGGTCGAGACAGTTGCCTTTTAACAGTTTGATCATTGTGTCAATACCTCCCCTAAATGTTCGACGCCGCTCTTGCGGTAGTAGTAGGCCCGGCGGATGCTGTAGTGAATGGTCTCAGCCACCTGAGACATAGGCGCCCGGGCGATGTAGAACTCAGTCAGGACGACCTTCTCCGTGTCGTCCTCCAGCTTCTCGATGGCGTTGCTGATCTCCAGGATCAGCTGGGCCTTCTCATGCTTCAGCTGCTCGATCTCGTGATCCAGCTCGTCAACTCTGGCCAGGACGTCGGCCATGCTGTCGGTCGGTGAGCTCTGGACGCGGTCCTTGTCATACCTGACGGCGCCCGGCAGCAGGCAGGCTCTCAGCTCGTCCCGCTGCATCTCTTTCCGTCTGATGATGATCTCCTTGCGGCGGATCTGCATCAGGAAGTCATAAGTATCGTTTAATTCCATGGCAGCGTCACCTCCTTCGCCAGAAGATCTTCCAGGGTGACGACGATCTTGTCAGCGCCCAGGGCGAAGCCCAGCTCGCGGTTGGCGCCTCTGGAGTTCTCCCATCCGGGAAGCTGCACCAGGTAGTCAGCAGCAGACAGGAGAGCCAGATCGACCTGCATGATGCCCTCGTAGCCCATCTCCTCCACGGGGAGGGCGTGGTCGAGCTCGGCGGGGTTAATGACGACGTAGCCCAGCTCCTTCAGTGCGGCGGCAGCCTCAGCGAACTGGCGCCGGTAGTTCTTGTGGCCCGTGATGGGGCCGCTTAAATATCCGATCATTTTCTTCTCCTTTCTCGGGTCTTTATCTTTAACTTGACCAGGGTCAGCCCGGTCTCAGTGAGTTCTCGTTCATCGAAGCGGAGGCCGGACCGATGCAGCTCCAGGTTTTCGGCGTTGCTGATCAGCATCAGGTTGTCGATGTCCAGATCCTCCTTGTCGCCGTTTTTGAAGCTGACCATCATGCCCTCCGGGATGGGCCCGTTGTGCTCCTCCCAGACTGCACGGTGCAGGAACTCCCAGCGCTCCCACTGGCTGCCGTCCATCTGCTTCTTCCGGAGAAGGTAGCCGTCGGCGTTCTTCACGATGGCGCCGACCGGCAGCAGGTTGGCCGGAGTCTGCCCAGGCTGGAAGCGGGTGGCCTTGGTGCGCTCGATGGCGTCCGGGCTCATGTAGTCGGTCTGCTTCTTGCCCTTTGTCCAGGGCGTGGATCCCTTTTTGAAGCGGGTGTTCAGGTTGGAGACGATGCCGTGGTTTTTCTTAAAGGCTCGGACCTTGACCGCGTCAATGGTGCCGGCACCGTAGCGCTCGTTCACCAGTTCGGCGATCTGGTAGACCGTGCGGCCCTCTGCCACGCTGCGGATGAAGTCCTCCATCCCGTCAGGATAGACCGGGCTCCAGCCCTTCGGCTTGCCGCATTTCGTCCCGGACTTCAGTCCGTGATTGTGTTTGTAGCTGTGCATCATGGTCTCGGTGAAGGCGGTGCCCATCTCCCGGTTGGTCAGCTCTGCGAGCTCCTTGCAGGTGCGGCCCTCGACGTTGGCCGCGATGAACTGATGCACCTCTGGCGGGTATCTGTTAGCCATTTTTCACCTCCAGCATCGGCGGCAGCACCTCCCGAGCGTCCTTGCGGTCGTAGCCGTACTCGGCCATGTGCACCATGGTCTTGTAGGCCAGCTCCGCGTTCTGGATGATCTGGGTGGCGACTTTGGTCATGCCCTCGGCACGCCTCAGCTCCTTCTCCAGCTGGGCCTCGTCCAGATCGTCATCGTTCAGACGCTCCAGCTGTTCAAAGAGGTGGTTGTTGAGATCTGTCAGTGTGTTCTTCATTGTGTTCTCCTTTCCTTCAGTGCAGCCATCAGATCCGCCTGGCTCATGTCTTTCTCTTGGAGGGCTCTCATGACCTGCTCGTCCACGGTGCCCTCAGCGATCAGGTGGTGGATGATGACCGGCTTGTCTTGGCCCTGCCGGTAGAGGCGGGCGTTGGCCTGCTGGTAAAGCTCCAGACTCCAGGTGAGACCGTACCACACGATCACATGGCCGCCTTCCTGAAGGTTGAGTCCATAGCCCACGCTGGCCGGGTGAGCCAGAAGCACCTGGACCCTGCCGGCGTTCCACTCTGCGATGTCCTCCGGGCCGTCCAGCGTCCGGGCTCCAGGGATCGCTGCCTTGATGGCAGCCAGGTCGTGCTTGTAGCTGTAGAAGATCAGGACAGGGCTGTCGGTGGTGTCGATGATCTCCAGCAGCGCCTCCAGTTTGGCGTCATGCAGCCGGACGACGTTGCCCTCGTGGGAGTAGACGCTGCCGTTGGCGATCTGGAGGAGCTTGGTCATGACGGCGGCCGCGTTCAGAGCGACCACATCCTCGTCGTCAATGTGAAGCAGCTGCTCGGCCTCCATGGTCTTGTACTGCTTCATCTCCTGGGGGCTCAGCTTGACCGGGATCAGGTTGTCGATCCGCTTCGGAAGTGTCAGGTAGTCGTCAGCGCTCATGCTGATGCAGATGTCGCTGATGGCTGCCTCGATCTTTTCCCGGGATCCTCGAAGGGGCTCCCACTTGAACACGACGTAGCCGTTCCGGGCTCCCGGTCTGAAGTATTTCTCGCGGTAGGCGCCCAGGGTGTGGCCCAGTCGCTCGCCACGGTCCAGCAGGTAGATCTCAGCCCAGAGATCCATGAGGCCGTTGGCCGAAGGCGTGCCGGTCAGACCGACGACTCTGGAGGCCTTCGGGATGACCTTCTTCAGCGCCCGGAAGCGCTTGGCCTGCGGGTTCTTGAAGCTGGAGAGCTCGTCGATCACGACCATGTCGAAGGGCCAGCCCTGCCGACACTGTTCCACCAGCCAGACTACGTTGTCCCGGCCGATGACGTAGATGTCGGCGTCCACGGCCAGAGCCCGGCGCCGCTGCTCCGGTGATCCCAGCACCTTGCTGACACGAAGGTGGCGGAGGTGGTCCCACTTGGCGTGCTCTCGGGTCCATGTGTCCTCGGCCACTCGCTTCGGCGCGATGACCAGGACGCGGTCCACCTCGAAAAGCTCATTGATCAGGACGTCGATGGCTGTCAGAGTGATGACCGTCTTGCCCAGGCCCATCTCCAGCAGCATCCCGGCCTTCGGGTGCTCCAGGATGAAGTCCTTAGCCCGGGTCTGGTAGTCGTGGGGGATGTACTTCATCGGCTCACCTCCCTGATCCAGCTGCGGGCCTGCTCCATGCCGGCGATGACGGCCACGCTGCAGCCCAGTTTCTGGAGGCGTTCGATCTGCCAGCACTGGATCGCGTTCGGCTCCTCTCCGGAGACCTTCAGCTCGATGAACCAGACCTGGCCTCCCGGCAGTATGGCGATCCGGTCAGGCACGCCATCATTCCCGGGGCTGGTGAACTTCATCGCCACGCCTCCCATGCTCTCGATCTTCCGCCGGAGCCATCTCTCTATGTCTCGTTCTCGTTCCATGGTGTCCTCCTGTGGTAACAAGCGCCCACAAATTTCCCATAATGCGCGTATATGCTCTCGCGGGTGCCTGTTTTTGCGTGTATAGGGTATATTTTTAATAATCTATATAAAAACCTCGTTACCTCGTTACCTGTGACCGTTTTCCCCTTGCGGTGTCTGACTTTTTGGCGGTAACGGTGGCGGTAACGTAGAGGGTAACGACGGCGACGCCGTTACCGCTCGCCGCATTTTAGGTGGTAACGAGGCCCCAGGCGGTCACTTGCTCGTTCCGGGGCCCTCGTTACCGTTACCACTGCGGATAAATACGCGCTGTTTTCCGTAGTCTTTGATCCTCATGGTGGCATTTGCAGGCCGTTCCCAGCCCGGCAGTCTTGCCATGATGGCGGCGATCTCGTCGCCGTCCTTGCGCTGCCAGTAGTTCTTCGGCCGTCCGAAGCACTCGCAGAAGATCTCCATGGCGCTGACTTTCGTGCGCTGCATGGTGCCTTGCACGTCGGGACTCAGGACGTCCCTCTGCTGGAAGTAGTCCACGCGCTGGTTCAGATCCCAGCTGTACCAGTCATCCGGCAGCAGGGTCTCCAGGTAGTCGATGACCTGGCCCTCGCGCTCGTCGTACATCAGAGCAGCCTGCTGAGCCTTGGCCGCTTCCTTCTCCATGTCAGCATCCAGGAAGGAGGTCTCACCCTCAGCCACGAGGAGCATGGCCTCAGCCCAGATCTGGGCGCGTGTTTCCTCGGTCATATCCCAAACGCTGAGGCGGCCGCCGCCGTTGACGGTGACGGGCCAGAAGCGCCGGTTGCCGGTGGCGTCTCTCAGGAAGCCGGTGGTGCTGTTGGTGGTGCCGCAGATGATGGCCGTCCTCGGGTGGCGCTCCACCACGCGGCCGTAGGCTGCGCGGTACTCGTCCACCTGGCGGCTGATGAAGCCCTTCATGACGTCGACGTCGGCCTTGCGGGTGCCCTGCATCTCGCCGATCTCCATGATCCAGACGCCCTGGAGCTTCTCGGCTGCGGTTTTGTCCCTGGTGTCGGCCAGACTGAGGGAGTCGCTGAACCATTTCCCGCCCAGCTTCCGGAGCAGGGTGCTCTTGCCGATGCCGGGCTTGCCGTCCAGGACGAGGACCGTGTCGAACTTGCAGCCGGGCTCCAGCACGCGCTGGATGGCTCCGACGAGGGTCTTGCGGGTGACTGTCCGGACGTACTCAGTGTTCTCGGCGCCCAGATAGTCCACCAGCAGCGTGTCCACTCTGGCCACGCCGTCCCAGTCCGGCAGCTCCCGGACGTAGTCCCTCAGCGGGTTGAAGCGGCGCCGGTCGGTGACGATGGCCAGCGCCTTGCCGAAGCGGTTCTCAGGGAACTGGACGCCGTACTGGTCAGCCACCCAGCCGTAGAGCTGGGCCTCGTCGGCGTCGCGCCAGTATTTATTGGGGCGCTTCCAGGGCAGCTTGCCCTTGACCTCGATGGCGCCGCTCAGCTCGTTGTGCCGGATCCCCTGAAGGGCGGGGTCGTTCTCCAGGATCAGCACGGCGTTGGTGATCAGCGGCTTGACGTCACCGTTCTCGGATCTGACCAGCTTGGCCTCCCAGTCCTCGTCGGCCTCTGGCAGCTCGCTCTCGAAGTCGAGCACGGCGCGGGCTCTGGTGTCGCTCGCGAGCGTCATGCGAACGCTCGGATCCTCAGAGGCGAACTTGGCCATCTCCTTGTAGCTCGGCCGGTCGCGGCCGGTCTTGTCCTCACTGCCGTCATCGTGGTCGCCGAACTTATGCAGGCGGACCAGGTCGAAGGCGTTGCAGAGCTGGCCGCCGGCCGGGTCGGTGCTGTGGTTGGAGTAGGCGAACAGATCGCCGTCATAGACCACGAGGCCGGCAGCGGTGGAGCCGGCTGCGTAGGTGTAGCGGTCGTCCTTTGCCGTCGGGGTGTAGATGTCCGGCAGGAAGGCCGCGATGGCCTGGGTGATGGTATAGGTGCGGCAGAAGGCGCCGACGACGCCCTTCTTGCTGAGAGGGTCGCCCTGCTTGTCCGCCTGGCGCTTCCGGATCCCGGCCATGCGTGACGACTCCGGCCAGTAGCTGGTGTCGGTCCAGTCCGGGTACTCTGCCAACACGGCGCCGGCAGAGAGGAAGGGCGCGTCGTAGAATTGGAAAAAGGGCTCGACGTCCGTGCTGTGGCTCGGCCAGTACATCAGACGGGTCGGCTGGAAGGTGGAGTCGTCGAAGTAGTCGATGCCGATCTTCTCGGCGATCTTGCGGGCGATGGCCTCGTACTCGTCCGGCGTGACCTCTCTGTCGAGGGGCATGATCAGACGGTAGCGAGGTTTCGCCGCTGTGTGCTTATGCGTGGAGTAGACGGCCAGGGCGCTGTTGATCTCCAGGTTGTTGATGATGCTGTCCCAGAAGTCGACCGGAGGGAAGTCCAAGTCGAGGGTGAGCAGCTGGCGGCCGGTGACGTAGCCGGTCTTGCGGCGTCCGTCCTTCAGATGGCCGCCGACGAAGCCGCCGATGTCCTTGATCCGGTCCTGCTGCTCCTTCGACATCTTCATGTATTCGGCATGGGTCTCGGTGGTCTCCTGGGAGCGGGCCAGCTTATTCAGCAGCACGGCCCAGCTCATGGTCTTGTTTTTCCAGGCGGTCTCGTAGCGACTCTTGCCCAGGGAGATCAGCAGATCCCCGTTGTGCCTTACCGTGAACAGCGGGGCGCTGATCTTTTCGGCTGTGTTGGTCATGATCTGAGCACCTCCGCGTTCTGTTTCAATCTCTTGGCCACGCCCTCAGCGGCCTCGAACTCTTTCTGCTTTTTCTTGAAGGCAGCCAGCGCGGTGCTCTGCTGCGTCTTCAGCTTTTTGAGGGCTTCCTGCTCCTCCTGGAGTCGGTCACGGTAGCCCAGAGCCCGGGCCTTTTTCGGCTGCTCCTGGATGCAGGCGCGGAGCGCTGTGATCCGGCGCTTCGCTGTGTCAATGGGCGGCTGAAGGTCCACCACCTTTTGGTGATAGTTCACGGCCTCGTTGGCGAGCCGCTTGCGGTCGCTCAGGATCTCCTCGGCTCGGTCTTCGCAATACCGGGCCATCTGCATCCGGATGTCGTCCTGATGCGGAAAATCCAGGGCGACCACCCGGAGGAGCTTCCGGATCCTGGCTGTGCTTGTCGGGAAGAAGACGTCGGGGTTGATCTCCATGTGGCCTGTCTCCCAGCGTATTTTGATAGGTTCCATCGCTGTCCTCCTTTTCTGTGGTGGAGGAGGGAGATCCCCCCCCCTTAGTCTTTCATGTAGAACGGTGTCTCGTAGCCGTCGCCGCGCAGCGGGAGGCCGGGAGCCCATGGGATCGGCTCGGCCATGCAAGCGTTGATCCTGGCCATGGCGCCGGTGTCCTCGATGGGGCAGTCCACGATGATCTCGTCGTGGACGTGCATCACGATGTCGTAGCCCAGAGCCGCGACCCTCTGCATGGAGATGGCCAGGCAGTCTCTGGCGGTGGCCTGGACGATGTTCTCGACCAGCTTGCCGCCGTAGGTTTCGGTCTCGCCCCACTGCTTCGTCTCCTGGTTCACGCCCATGTAGACGATGTGCTCACGGCCGTCGCGGGGGTCGAGTTTCAGCTTGGCGTCCCAGTAGCAGAGCTTCCGGCCGCTGGGCAGCTTGATGAACAGGTTGCCGTTGATGTAGCCGAAGGAGATGCCCACGCCCTCCCGGACACTGTACGGCCTAACCGGGCCGCCGGCCATGGCTTCACGGGCTGCGAGCTCCTCGGGGCTGACCTGGACACGGATCCCGCGCCTCACGGTGCGGTGCTCCTCGATGGCGGTCCTCACGGCCAGCTCGACGTCCCTCCAGAGCTTCACGACTCTGGGGTTGGCCTGGCGCCACTGATCCACGACACTCTGGAGTTCGTCCTCCGGGATGCTGCCGCTGCGGTCCATGCGCTTCATGGCGCCGACGCCGCCCTGGTAGCCGCAGGCCAGCACGGCCACCTTGCCCTTCTGGCGGAGGTGGCTGTTGGCGCCGTGCTTCTCGACCGGGACGTGGTACATCATTGAGGCGGTCTCGCAGTAGATGTCCTTGCCACTGCGGAAGGCGTCCAGGACCCACTCCTCGCCGGCGATCCACGCCAGGACACGGGCCTCGATGGCGGAGAAGTCGGAGACGACGAAGCGGCGCCCGTCGGAGGGGATGAAGGCCGTCCGGATCAGCTCGGAGAAGACGAAGGCCGTCTCGCCGAAAAGGGTGCCCATGGTCTCGAAGTCTCCCTCGGCCGCCAGCTCGCGGGCCAGCGCCAGATCCGGCAGCGTGTTCTTGGCCAGGTTGTGCGTCTGCACCAGGCGGCCGGCCCAGCGGCCGGAGCGGTTGGCTCCGTAGAACTGAAGGATGCCTCTCAGCCGGTGATCCTGGCAGTGTGCCACCAGCATCGTGCTGTACTTGGCCACGCTGGTCTTGCCGAGGGCGGTGCGGATCTCCAGCACTCTCCGGACGTTCTCCGGAAGGTCTGGCTGCTTCAGCGCTTCGGCGATGGTGTCCTTGGTGACGCTGGCCATCTCCACGCCCTGCTCTGCGAGCCAGCGCTTCAGCTGGGCCAGGCTGTTCGGGTTCTTCAGGCCGGTGAGCTCCTGGGCTTCTTCCTGGAGCTCCTGCCGGCGCTGGTTATCGTAGGCGACGATCTTCTCGACCATGGGGATGTCGAGCTTCACGCCGTTGTCGTTCATGTGTTGGTCCAGAGACCAGAGCGCCTGCTCGTCCTCTGGGGTTTTGTAGATAGATAGCTTCCGGAGGATCTCCTGCTCGGTCACGACGTCCTGCCTGTTGTAGTTCTTGTAGAGCTGCCACTTGGCCGGGTCATGCTCCGGGAGGTTGCGCGTCCTCTGGCCGTTTACCCGGGTAGGCTTGCACGGCTTGGAGAAGAACTGGATCAGCGCCTTGCCCTGGGGGTCCTTTAGCTTCTCAGCTGGTAGGCCCAGCGCCTCGCCGGCGCCTGCCAGGTTGCCCGGCAGGCCCAGCGTCAGCGCCTTGACCATGGTGCAGCGCCACTCCTCGGGAGGCATGGGCTTGTTCAGCCACTTGGCCAAACAGGTGCGCTCGAAGTTCGCATTGAAGGCAGTCTTGACGATCTGGGGATCGGTGAGGGCCTCGACGAACTCGGCCATCATGTCCGGATCCGCGTCGAAGCAGTCGATGGTCCGGACGTCATCCTCGCCCCAGTCGTCGAAGATGTACGAGATCAGCAGGATGTCGAAGTCGGGCGCCTCCGTGTAGGCGTAGACGCCCGCGTCGGTCAGATCCACGGAGCTATAGGTTTCTATATCTACGCCCATAACTCTGTGCATCGTCGTCCCTCCTTAGAAGTCCTCGTCGTCCTCGAAGCCGTCACCGAAGTCAGACTCGGCAGAGGCACGAGCAGCGCCCAGGGGCTCGTCGTCCTTCAGCTTCTGGATGTTGTTCAGGCCGACGCCGACGCCCTTGTTGCCGTTGGTGTTGAAGGGGAAGAAGTTGATGGAGGCGCGGCCCCAGCAGCCGGAGTAGACCTCGTCGGGGTCCAGGATCTCGTTCAGATCCTTGTCCACGATGCCGGGCTTCTGGTTGCTGTTGCAGTTGAGGAAGTACATACCCTCGTACTCAGGAGCCTCGTCAGCACGCTCGGCGTCGCCGTCGCGCAGGGGCAGCTTCAGGTTGCCGGGCTTCTTGCCGCCCCACTTGGAGGCGATGCCGTCCTGGACGGCCGCGTCGATGGCTGCGCGGATCTTCTTGATGGTGGCCTTGTCCTCCTTGGGGATCAGCAGGCAGATGCTGTACTTGGCGTCCTGACCGGCCTGGAAGGCGCGGCTCTTGAAGATGTTCACATAGCTGAAGCGAACTTTTCCGGTGATGATTTTGGTGTTAGACATTTTTATTTTCCTCCTTGATTTTAGAACGACGCGATCTCGTCGTCGGTGTTTGTGAAGTCGGCCTTCGCCGCTTCTGTCGTGTTGATGGCTTCGCGTTTATCAGACTCCGGCACGAGGACCGGCTTGCCTGCGGGTTTGATCAGCAGGTCGCCCAGGGTGGCGGCCAGCTTCTTCTTGCCGACGAGTTTCTCCATCTCGGTGATGCCGTTGAGCTTGCGCTGGTAGAGCATCGCCTCGTCGAAGCCGGCAGCCATCAGCGTGCTGGCCACCTTGGTCTCGTCTGCGTACTTGCGGATGCTGCGGCCCTCGACCAGCTTCCATCCCTCGAAGTGCTTGCCGGCCAGAGCCTGCTCCAGTGCGTACTGGTTGACCTCCTCGGCCCATTTCTGAAGGTGGTCGGCCTTGGCCAGCACCTCGCCGATCTCCTCGTCAGAGAGCAGCGGAGGCTTCTGGAACTCCATGCGGGCCAGCTCCAGGTTGAACTCGGCACGCTTGCGGCAGCGGGTCTTGGCAGGGCAGAAGCGGCACCAGTCGCCGGCTGCCATGTAGTCGGTGCCCTCCATGGCCATGATGGCGCGGGGCGCGACTTCCTCCTCGCCCCAGAGCAGCAGCTCCTTCAGGATCACGACCTCGCTGTCGACGTGATCGAGGCGGGGCTGGATGACTGTGGTCTTCACGGTGTCGAAGTCGTAGACGCTGCCAAACAGGACAGCGGCGCCCAGACCGTAGAGGCGGAGCTGGGGGTTGTTCTTGGCCTCGACCTTGATGCCTTTGCCGTACTTCAGGTCGATGACCTGGATCTGGGTGTTGCTGACGATGACCACGTCAGAGGTGCCGAAGCCCTCCGGGATCCACTGCTCCAGGCTGAGCTGCTGCTCGATCATCAGCTCGGCGCCTTCGTCGGCAGCGGCGAACTCCTCCAGGACAGCGTCCACATAGAAGTCGGTGGCCTCGTCCATCTCGGCGTTGTAGTAGTCACTCTGCTGGATCTTTGCCAGCTTTTTCTTGTACTGGCCCGTGGTCAGCTCCTTCAGCGCGTGCCTGAGCTTCAGCTCGGCCAGGCTGTGGGCCAGGGTGCCCTCGTCGGCGTAGCTGCTGGTGCCGGGATCCGGACACTGGTCAGACAGTGCGACGGATCCGGGGCAGTTGATCCAGCGATGCGCGGCCGACGCAGAGCAGCGGGCGTGTTTAGTCGGCATTGGTTTCCTCCTTTGCGTGGTCCATGACCTTCGGCAGATCGGCGAGGTTCACTTCGGTGAGCTTGTTCTTGCCGGTCAGCTCTTTGATCAGTTCGGCGGCGCGGTTGTAGCCGCATTTCTTATTGAGAGCGGCGAGCTGCTTGCGGACAACGATGCGGAAGTCTTCCGTCACCTTTGCGGGCTGCTCAGGCTCCGGATCGGGGTCAGGAGCGGCCTCATTTTCCGCAGGAGCGGCTTCCTGGGTCTTGGTGGTGTCATTCTTAGGCTGAGGAGCTTCGGCGTCCTCCTGGGCGTTCTGGGCCGCCTCCTGGGGGTCTCCCTGGGCGAGCTCAGGCTCTGCGGTGGTCTCAGGCTCTGCCTGAGCGGGTGCTGCGGCGAGGGAAGGGGACACGATGCCCATGTACTCCTTGAACTCGTCCAGACTTTCAAATTCGACTTTGATCTTCATGCGTTGAAATCCTCCTTAGCTGTGATATAATTGGGGTGTGTTCTTCTGGGGCTCCGGGGCTTTGTCCTCGGGGCCTCATTCTTTTTGTGCAGCCATAAGCACCACCTCCTCCACTTCATGCTCTGCCAGCAGCTCGGCCATGTCCATGACACTCGCCGCGTACCAGCTCAGCTCGCCTCCGGCCAGATAGCCGTCCAGGCGTCCGTCGCCGTTGTAGTACATCAGGACCGCGCCCAGATCGTTGTCATAGATCCGGAACAGTTCGGCCAGGAAGTCAGCGGCGACCATCATGTTCGGACCGGCTTCCCACATCTCGGCCTCGGTCACGCCCAGCCGCTCCATGCGGTCGGCGTGCCAGTAGAGGGAGACCTGCATCAGGCCGGTGCAGTCGCCATTCACAGCGTCAGTCTGGAAGCGGCTCTCGTGCCAGGCGATTGCCTCCAGCAGCTCCGGAGAGATGCCGTAGATCTCGCCGGCGGTTCTGGCGGCTTCCTCCACCTCGTCTGGGATCCCTGGGTCGTTGTAGGGCTCCGGCTCTTTGGCGAGCTCCTGGAGTTCGTAGGAGACCACGGGAGGAGGCTCCACCGGCGTCACCGTGGCCACAACGTCCAGGGGTGCGGTTACACTATGCCAGTGAGCCAGACCAGCCAGGGAGCCGATCAGGACGCCCAGCAGCAGGCTGAGCAGGTTGGCCGGCCATGTCCGGCGACGTCTGCGTCTTTTCATTCTTCTTTACCTCCATATCTCTCAGGATCGCTCGGTAGGCCGAGCGGGCCAGCATTGTCAGGTCGATGTTTTCCATGTGCTTGTCCTCCTTAGATGGTTTTGATGGTCTGGCGGCCTATGCAGCCGGTCCCCCCCCCGCTCCCATACAAACCAGGAGTAGCTGGTGGCGTCAGTGCCTCGGCCGGTGAAGCTGGGGCGCTTGTGCAGGGTGTAGAGCCCGCTGAGCGGGTGCTCTTGCCACCATTTGAAGCGCTTCTCGCTCTCCAGGAAGTTCGTCCGGAGGAGGAAGATCAGCCGGCCCCCGGGATGCAGCAGCTCCAGGCTCTTGTTGATGAACTCCAGGGCCATGCTGTAGGGCGGGTTGCCTATGATGACGTCGTAGCCATAGCCGGGCTTGTAATCGAAGAAGCTGCCGATGGTGACGTTATCGGCCAGAGCCTCCAGGACGGCCTGCTCCTCTGGTCGCAGCTCCACGGCGTCAATCTGGTTGGTGTAGCCGCTCTCCCTTAGCACTTGAATGATCTGGCCGTTGCCGGCGGATGGCTCCAGAATACGGTCGTCGGAGCTGATGCCGTCGAAGTTGGCCAGGAAGCTGCGAACGGTCTCAGGCGGGGTGGCGTAAAAGTCGTAGGCCTTGCGCTCGCCGCCTCGGTTGGTCGCGCTCATTGTGGTGTCCACCTGCTTCCCTCGCAGATGAAGTAGTCGTCGGCCGGGGTGTAGTCCTCCAGGATCAGAGCGCAGGGGCTGCCATCGTGGCCGCAGCAGGCGTCGCAGATGTGGTCGCCCTCTCCGATGGGCTGCATATTGCCGCAGGTCTCGCAGCACTTGTAGCGCTTGTCCTGCTGGGGCTGGGGTCTCTTTTTCTTCATGGTGTTGTCCTCCTCTGTAGAAAATTTTTCTACCTTTAGATTAAAAAAATTAGACGACGCTCCTCGTCAGTCAGTCGCAGCAGCTCGCAGAGCACTCGGATCTCACTGGGCAGGAACTCGGTCTCGCCCTTGATCTTGTCGCTCAGAGCCTGGCGGGACCGGCCCAGCTTTTCAGCGATGAAGCCCATCTTCAGGCCGCTGTCCTTGATCTTCTTCTGGAGCAGTTCGGTGTTTACTTTCATGTGGATCTCCTTCCTTGTGTTAATTCTCCGGGTCATGGATCTGGATGTTGAGCTTGCGGCCCAGCCAGTCCAGTCCGTCTCTGGTCGTCCAGAAATAGACGGTTTTCTTCCCCGGCCTGCCGCTCTCGACGAGGCCTCTGCGCTCCAGCGCTCGCAGTGCTTCGTAGTCAGGGCCGGACAGTGCCGCGCAGAAGTAGCTGCGGTAGGGCTTGTAGTAGCGGCGGCCGTGCCGGACATAGGGGCGCTTATTGTTCAGGCCGATCATGTGGGCCATGATCTGCACCTCTCTTGAGTAGTTCTGCAGCGGGACGATCTTCTTCATGGTTGCCTCCTTAGTGTTGGGCCTTCTGGGCCTTGATCTTCAGCTTCACCCAGAGCTTCATGGTGTCCCTGGCCAGATACCAGGAGCCGCACACGGCGATGAAGTGATCGAGGTAGGTGTGGATCACTTCGCCTTCGATGACGTACTTGGCGCCGATCCAGCAGAGTTCGAAGGCGATCAGCGTGCAGATCAGGCAGACGAGGTAGTTGAGGTAGAACGTGAAACGGGTCATGCTGTCACCTCCTGGTGGAGCAGGTCGCACCATTCGAGGAACGCCCGCAGGATGGGGTTGGTGTTTCCCTGGTCAGCCCAGCCGGCGAAGCCGATCCAGCCGTCAGCATTGAAGCTGATACACTCCCGGCGCTCGAAGTAGTGGCTGTTGACGTAGAGGAAGCAGCTGATCAGGGTGCCGTTGGTCTTCCGCTTGAGGTCGATCCGGCGGCTCAGGTACATGGAGCCCATCGAGGTCTCGCAGTCTGCGTTGGCCTTCTTGATGTGCTTGTTCAGCAGCATGACCAGGGTGAGGATGTCGCCCTCGGTCACGTTGTCATAGGTGAGGCCCTTGCCGGCGAAGTAGTCCCGGGCCTCGTTATTGGTGCAGACGGGGAGGATCCCCGTCTTTCTCATGTATGCAGCCATCAGTCCGCCACCTCCTTGCAGCTGGGCGACTTGCCCGTAGTGAGCCAGGCCAGCCAGCAGGCGCGGCAGCTCTGCTCGTCGCAGTGCACCTCGCTGAAGCCGTTGGGAAACGGAGGGCAGGCGCCGGAGATCAGATCGGCGAGCTCGCCGGCGGTGGCGTCGGGGCGCTTTAGGATCTCGATGCCGGGGACCGGAGCCCCCAGCTGCTTCTCTCCGGAGGTGATGGCCTCGGCGGCCACCTGCTCCATGGCGTCGATGAACGCCTTGCGCGGGATCGAGTTGCGATACTTGTCCAGCACTTTGCTGGTGATCCGGGTGATGGTGGTGATCTTGTTCATGGTGTCCTCCTTATTTGATCTCGCGGATTGTAGTCCGGAAATGGAAGCAGACGATGTTATAGCCGGCCACGCCGAAGGTCTCGATCACGGCCTTGCCTTCGGTCCCGATAATGATGCCGTTAATATCTCCTTTGCCGCCGATGTCCAGACCAGAAGCGTCTGTGATCGTGCCGACGACTTTGTTGATCCGGCCGATCAGGTCGGCGAGCTTGGCCTTCTTTTCTTCTTCCATGGTGTTTTCGAGCCAGGTCTCACGCTCTGTTTCGTCGCGGATCTCCAGCAGTCGATTGGTGACAGCGTCAGTTCTCGCGGCCAGCTTTTCACGGACGCCCTTGTAGTCGAGGCCGCGCTCTTTGAGGAAATCCTCGACGGCCTTCCGGGGCCAGAGGTTGGCGAGATCGCTGTCACTGGGCTCTCGGTCCTTGTAGATCTCCCGGTAGCGCTCCAGCTCGGGGAGAGTGCGCAGGGCCTCCAGACGAGCCTCGCGCTCTTTCTGACGGAGTTCTTTCCGGTAGGCGATGAAATTCAGCCGGCGCTCGCGGTAGTATTCGATGGCGCTGGCTTTCCATTTTTCAAGGAAGTCTTTGATCACTTGGGGCGTGTTGGCCTCGATAAAAGCGTCTCGACTGATCTGGGCGCCGAGTTTTTCCTGCCAGTTCTGCGCGATGCGCTCAGCGTCGGCGAGTTTCTGGGTGGCGGTTTTGATGTCGTCCTCTTTCCAGCGGATGTCGAAGGCGTCGGCGCCCTTAGCGATCAACTTGGCCAGCTGTTCGTGATGTTTAGCAAGGACGGCTTTCCGCTTCGTGACGGTGGCCTGGGCATTTATTACCTTAGCTTCGAGCTCTTTCTTCGTCATGGTGTGTCCTCCTGTCGGTGGTGTGTTCTTCTTGAAAAGTAGAAAATAATTCTACCATCAACAAGATAGCATGGGCGTAGAATAATGTCAAGATATTTTTGCAAAAATAGTAGAAAAATTTTACACCATATGATAGAATGACCTCGGAGGAGGTGCTTCATTATGTACGAACTCGGTGATCTAATTAAACGGAAGCGCGAAGAACTCGGACTGAGCCAGGAGGAGCTGGCCCGGATCCTTGGATATAAACATAAAAGCAGCATTAACAAGATCGAGCTGGGCCTTGCCGACGTCCCCAGGACGAAGGTGCCGGCCTTTGCGAAGGCGCTGGGCATGACTCCGGTGGAGTTCTCCGGCTGGACAGAGAAGCGCGTCGAGAGCAGCTTCAGCTATTGCCTGGAGCAGCAGATGGCGCTCCTGGGTTATAACCTCATTTATAGCGCCGACGGCGATGTCATTCTGACCCATGGCGGCGCTGAGTACGAGGTGACAGAGCAGGACGTGAAGGAGCTGGAGACCCGTGTCGCTCTGTATATTGACTTTATGCTGGGCGATCTTACAAAGAGATCCAGGAAGATCGGCGGCTAACGAAAGCCCCGGGAAGGGAGGACGATGCCATGCGCGGCGTCATTTATGCGAGATATTCACCCGGCCCACGCCAGACGGAGCAGTCCATCGAGGGCCAGGTGGCTGATTGTAAATATTATGCAGAGGAGAACGGGATCGACATCATCGAGGTGTATGCCGACCGGAAGGTCTCCGGCAAGAGTGTCGTCGGCCGTGACGAGTTCCAGCGGATGCTGCGGGACGCGGAGCGCGGTCTGTTTGACTGCGTCCTGGTGTGGAAGATCGACCGCTTCGGCCGGGATCGCCAGGACATTGCTCTGGGTAAATTGACCCTGAAGCGTGCCGGCGTCAAGCTGATGTACGCGAAGGAAAGCGTCCCGGAGGGCCCGGAGGGGATCATCCTGGAGAGCGTGCTGGAAGGTCTGGCCGAGTATTACTCCGCCGATCTCCGGCAGAAGGTCATCCGAGGCATGAAGGAGACAGCGAAAAAGGGCCAGTATTGCGGCCAGCCGCTCCCCATAGGCTACAAAGTAGACGCCGACCGTCATATAGTCATCGACGAAGAACGGGCCGCCCTGGTCCGCCAGGCGTTCCAGATGCACATTGCAGGCGCCACGATGAAGGATCTGATGGAGCATTTCCGGAGCCATGGGGTCGTTGGCCAGCGTGGCCGGCCGATCTCTCATAATGTCATATACCGGATGTTGCGAAACAGGAAGTATCTGGGCGAGTTTGAGGTCCAGGGTGTCCGGCTGCCGGTGGAGCCGATTATTGACGAGGCCACCTTCCAGGAGGCCGCGCAACACTTCAAAACGAGCCGCAACAATGCAGCAGGGAGGGCGAAGGTGGACTATTTGCTGAGCTGTAAATGCTTCTGCGGGTACTGTGGCGCCATGCTTAACGCAGAGGCTGGCACCAGTAAAACCGGGAAGGTGTACCACTATTACAAGTGCGGAGACAAGAAGCGCGGGAAGAAGTGCGAGATGAAGGCGATCCCCCAGGACCGTCTGGAGGACGCTGTGATCCTGGCCACGGTCCACGATATGCTGACCGATGACATGATCGACAAGCTGGCCGTCCGCGTCCTGGAGGTCCAGGAGCAGGAGCTGGCCGACGACCCGGTCGCTGCTCTCCGCCGCCGTCTGGACTCCGTCAGGAAGCGCCAGAGGAACTTGCTGGACGCCATCGAGGAAGGCGGGGCCCGGGGCCTGGTCTCTCGTCTGAGCGCCCTGGAGGACGAGGAGGAGGCTCTCGTGATAGAGATCGAGCGGGCAGAAATAAAAAGGCCCCGACTCACTCGTGAAGTGGTCGAGGCCTGGCTGCGCTCTTTCCGGGATGGTGACGTCACCGATGACGACTTCCGGGCGAGGCTGATCGACACGTTCGTGGCCAGGATCGAAGTCCGGAACGACGTGGCGCTGATTTTTTACAATATAAGAGAAAAAGGACCGCACTCGAAAGTTCGAGTACGGTCCGAATGGTGGAGCCCGCGCAGTGGTACTCGAACTCCGGAGATCTTCGTGCTGCGGGACTATATCGTTCTAAAAATTGCAGTATAAAGCAAAAGAGCCCCGGCACCTGCCGGGGCTCTCGCTTATTCCATATACACGCCGGCCGCAGTGATCGCGCAGCCGGCAGCGCCGACGCTGATGATCAGGAGCGCAGCGGCTCCGATCAGCGCCATCATGCCACGCCCAGGATCTTCTCGACCCTGTTCAGGATGTCCTCGGGATCCAGGCCGGAGCCCTTCACCTTGCCGGCGATCTCCTCGGCCAGCACGTCTGCGGGATCCGGGTCGGGAGGCTTTGATGCCACGCCCAGGATGGTGCAGTAGTTCGGGTTCTCCAGATAGATCCAGCCGGCGCCGCTTTTCAGCTTGCCCCAGCCGTCCTGCACCTCGGTGATGGTGAAGACGCCCTTGCCGGTCTGGCCCTTGACTGTATAGCTCATGCCGGGGCCCTTGCGGTAGTTCAGATCCGGAACGATGACGCGGACGGTGAAGGGCGTCTCAGGGAAGCCCTGGACGGCCTCCGGAGCCGCTTCCGGTGCCTGGGTAGTGCCGGAGCCCAGGATCGCATTGACGGCCGCAGCGATGGCACCGTGGCGCTCGTAGAGATACTGGCCCGGGCAGGCCTTGTTGGCGTAGTCGCGGTGGACGGTCATGTTGCAGCCGTCGACGTGGTTCACGCGGTCGGCCTTGTTGGTAGACCAGACCAGCTGCTTGATGCCGTTGCGCTGGCAGATGTCGGCCACCAGCTTGATCAGGGCGCTGTACGCTGCATCGGTGACAGCGTAGGGGTGCTCGGTGTCGCTGGCGACTTCGATGGTGATGGCGCGGTTGTCGTTCTCACGGCTGGAAGTGCACCAGGAGCGATCCCTCTCGTCGACGGACAGGCCGATGCTGCCGTCTTTGCCGACGATGTAATTGGCGCTGCACTCCCTGTCAGTGGTGGCAAAATAGTCGCAGCCCTGCTTGGCCGTCCACTGGCCCACGATGCAGTGGATCGTGATGGTGTCGATGGCGTGATTGCGAGGGCTGGTCTTGTTCTTGGTGATGTTGGTATAAGTCACCAGAGGGCTGTTGCTCATGGTGCTGACCTCCTTCTCTGTGGTGTAGGCGTCGTAGAAGGCCTGGCCATAGCTGGCCCGCTTAGCCTTGACGGCGCCGCTCATGTCGGCCGGGCGCTCGTACTTGGTTAGCACGATGTCCGACGCTTCTTTTACGGTCCGGGCTGTTCGGAGCACCTGGAACACGGCGACGTAGCCCTTCAGCTCCTGGTACATGAAGTCGAGCTGCATGATCAGGTCGCCGATGGACGCGCCGGTCTTCTTCGCGTAGTTGAGCATGGCCTCCTTGCGGCTCCAGTATGTCCACTGTGCGAGGCCGTAGCCAGCCCCGTCTCGGACGAAGTTGGCGTAGGCGCCGGAGTCCACGGCCGCCGTGTAGCTGGCGTCCGTGAAGCCCAGGCGCTTCTCGTAGGTGTTCTGGAGGTTCTGCGGATTGAGCCCGCTCTCGGCGTATAAGTTGCCCATGAGCCCCGCCACACCGGCGGGGCTCATTCCTTTGACGATGAAGTAGTTCCAGATGGTCTTCTCAGTGGAGGACCCTGTCACCTTCACGGCTTACTCTCCGGCCGCGCCGGAGCCCTCGCCGGAAGCGTTGCCGGCGTCTGCCAGGCCTTCGCCGATGACGTAGCCGATGACAGTCGCGCCGGCCATGATCAGGCCAGTGACCTGAGTGGCAGTCGCTTCAGCGCCGCCCAGGGCGACGATAAGCATGGAGACGAAAGAAGCCACACTGAGCCAGAACTTGCGGCTCGTGAGCTTGCGGATCCAGTCGATCTTCTTCATGGGTTTTTATTCCTCCTTGTTTTTGTGCAGCGGAAGGCGTTCCACCCCCGCCATGACTTTTTTGGCCGTACCATTCCCGCCGAGCGCCAGATAGGGCTCGTAGAGATAGTCGTGCAGGTTTTCGTACTCGTCCTGAGTGATGCAGCCCCGCTCGATGTAGCAGCTTCCCAGGTAAACGATCCGATCATGGCCGAGGCCGAGCAGCATCGCGCTCTGGCGCTTGGTGGCCTCGTCGCGCTGCTTGTCCTCCTCGGTCTGGCCGTCTTTTTTCTTATCACGGCGCTGGAGCAGGTAGAGGATGATGGAGCATCCTCCGGACCCGGTCAGACCTGCGATCAGCGCGATGATAATGCTGGAAACTTCTGGCGACATCGACGTGCTCCTCCTTTACTTAGTGAGAAGCGACGCCATAGTCCTCCATGGGCTCGCCGTTCTCGTCCAGGCCGAGGGCGTTGAGGTCTGCGATCACGGCCTCCCTGAACTTGACGGGCACCTGGTCAATGGTTCTGCGTCCTGCGATGATTAAAGCGACATACAAATCTACCATGTTGTACCTCCATAAAATTCGTAAAATAAAGTTGATGATCATGGCTTATTCCCCGAGGGGATCGCCATTAGTGTCGAAGCCGAGCGCCTTCAGACGCTCGACCACTTCCGACTTCATGCCTGCCGGCACGGAGTCAATGGTGCGTCGTTTGTTGATGATCAGCCTGGTGTAGAGCTCTACCATGACGTCCTCCTTTCTACGCCAGCGAAGCGATCAGATCGTAGAGATCCGCGAGGGCCTCCATGATGATCAGCTGGCTGTCGTCGGTTGCGGTCGTTTGCAGTTTCTCCATGATCTGCTTCTGACCGGCGTTTTCCGTCTCTGCCTTGTACTGAGCGTACTCCTCCCGGGTGAGGATGGCCTCGTCGTACTGCCAGAGCTGGATGGACTCCCCTGTGGTAGCGTTGGCCTCGGTGACGGTGGTGATATTACGACGCAGATACACCTTGTCCGGGCTCGACGTGAGATCGAGCTCCTCCGGGCGCGTCTGCTGGGAGCCCCTGACGGTTTTGTAGATCAATTCCATTGTTTAGCCTCCTTTGATGGTTGCTGATTATTTTCTTTAGCCTCTTGATATTCACATACGGCTTGACCCACTCCAGATACATCGCGTAGGTGTTGGTGTGGTCAATCCAGCCCATATATGAGAGCATCCCGGCAGCCTCCACCCAGTTGATCCGGTGAGCTGCTCCGATCCGGGCTGCTTTGCGTGTGGCACTGATCATAATTGATTTACGGAGGACGGTCCGATCTCGATGGAACTCGAAGCCCATAAAATCCAGAGCCCTCCCGTGGGTCATTCTGACCGTTTCCGCTTTGGCGCCGTACTTCTCCAGGTACTCGTCCATGACGGCCTCGTTCCTGGCGTTGGCTTTGAGGAAGATCTTCCGGCGGCCCTTGTACATTTTCAGCTGATGCTTCACCGGTAGCGCGTCATGAAGGGCGTACAGATCGCCCAGCTTTTCGCACTCGATGGCGTACTCGGTCGTGACGTATTCCATCCGGAACACTTGCCAGTTCTTCTTCATCTCCAGGCGGAAGTTGTTCCACAAATAGAAGTCGATGGCCTCCATGGCGGCATGGATGGTCTTCTTGTTGGATCCGAAGATCACGATGTCGTCCATGTACCGCGCCATGTGGGAGACGTGCAGCTCCTCCATGATGAAATGGTCGAGCGGCTGCAATAGGAAGTTGCTGAACCACTGGCTCGTGTAGAAGCCCAGCGGGAGCCCTTCCTCCACGCCCTCGATGATCAGATCGCAGAGGTCGCGGATCTTCCCCGGCCGTATTTTCTTATGGATCCAGGCCTTCAGCAGCTCGTGGTCGACACTTTGGAAGAAGTGCCGGATGTCCAGCTTGCCGATGATCCTGGTGTTCTTTTCATCGTGCCGCAGCCACTTCTCGACGTAGCGCTTCCCGTAGTGCGCCCCGCGTCCTGGGATGGAGCCGAGCACGAAGGCGCCCATGCCGTGCATGATGCAGGGATGGAGAGCCTGGACAGCGACGTGGTGCATGATCTGCTCCGGGAAGTAGTCCGGCTTGATGATCTGCCTCTCTTTGTGGGGTCCGTTTTCGTTGATGACGATGGCCTCGTGGTGTCTGGGGTTGTAGTTGCGCTCCTCGATCACGACCTGGAGCGTGGCGATGGTCTCCTCCATCTTGGCCAGCCTGCGCTGGACGTCCTTCCTGGACCTCTTTCTCTTTGATGCGTTAAGCATGGCCCTCTCGATGCTTCCGGAGGAAGCTGCGGCCGTGTCGTCAATACGGAAACTTTTCATAACAAGGTTGTCTTCTTTCTTATCGCCTCACCGGCTGCGGGCCTGCTGCTTACTGGCCGGTGCCTTGTCTTGGCTTTATTTCCACTGCTGGTAGATCTATTTCAAGATCCTGGGGTGTAGGACCCGGGCGGGCTGGTTCATTGGGATGTAGACAAGATAGCGCGGCGCCGATGTTCCAGTTCGTATTGGACACGGCATTGTTCAAATTCAAAGCAAATGCTCCGACTTTCATACCATTGTTGCAGTTGCCACCCACGAGTGAAACAGCAGGACGCCTAAAGCGCCCGCCCGGGCCCCTGGTAATGATCAGTTCACGCCGTTACCGGGGGAGGGCCCCCGGACCCCCCGAGTCCGCGGCTACGCCGCGGACAAAGGCTGTTCACAAGAAAGCGCGGCGCCGAAGTACCAGGTCGCACGGGACACGGCATCGCCCAAATACAAAGCAAATGCTCCGACTACCATACCATCGTAGCAGTCGCCACCCACGAGCGCGTAGCACGAGGCAGCGAACCAGAGGCCGTCCGCGAAGTATGTGGTCTCGGAGCCGCTCGCGGTCTGAGGGATCAGGCCGTTCGCGGTCATCTTGGCCGCGCTGATATATCCGCCGGAAGTACCGCCGGGCGTGATGCCGGTCGCAGTGTAGCCAGTGCCTGCGGTATTGTAGGGCGGGGTCATTTTTACAAGGATCTGCTTGTTGCCGTCGGTCACGCAGCCCCTGATGCGGTTCCAGGCGTCGCCGTAGTAGTTCTCGATGTGGAACACTTTCATGGCCACGTTGCCGCTGGTGCCGTAGAAGGCGCCCTTGTCGGAGATCGTGCCGGTCTTCAGCAGATGGCTGGCCTGAGATCCGCCGTCATAGTGGCCGTAGCCAAACACGGCCTGGGTGTTCAGGCTCTTGCCCATCAGGATCAGCAGCATATTGATCATGTTGATCTGGCTCCAGGTCTGAGTGCCCCAGAGGCTGCCGTTGTTGGCCGCGTAGGTGATCTCGTTGGCGCCGGTCTGGCTGGTGGTAGGAGCGACGCCCTTGATGGAGCGGATCTTGGAGCTGATGGTGGAGCCCTCGAAGGCTGCCATCCAGATGTAGTCCATGATGCTGCCGTCCTCACGGGTGTGAGCGTAGGCGTGGAAGTCCTCGTCCAGCTGGATGTTGCAGATCTGCACCTTCATGACGTTGCCGCTCTCGGAGGCCTTGATCCAGACGGTGTCGAAGCGGACCATGGCGTTGCCGTCGTAGGCGCTGTTGCTGACGTCAGAGGCAGAGCCGTCCAGCTTCTTCGTGTAGTCGTTGTCGTTCAGCTGGTAGTCAGGAGTGCCATCGCTCTTTACCATCCAGACGTGGTTGTTCTGGCGGAAGAACACGTCCTCGGTCCAGCTGCCGGGGTCGAAGGCGCCGGTGGACAAATTTACGCGGGCGGGGGTGAAGCCCACGGCCATGTCGGTGTAGGTGACGCAGCTCTCGGGGTCACTGTTGGCCTTGTTGATCTCGAAGCCGTAGAGGATGTAGGCGCGAGGGGTCGCGCTGATGATGTTCTCCTCGTTGAGATTGTAGACGCCGTGGTCGCTGAACGGGAAGAAGCGCCAGAAGTAGGTCTGGTCGTTCTCCAGGCCAGTGTCCTCGAAGCTGCCGCTCAGGTCGCTGGTGACGAGCACCAGGTCGCCGTCGGTGATGCTTGCGGGGGCT